GAAGCAAGATATTGTTGACCCGGATATCTTGTAAAGTGAACTGGCTCCCTTGCTCCTGCAATTACTACACATGGTTTATTGAATGCTGCCGCCAAGTGCATTTGAAAGGAGACAAGACCCATACTACCTTCACAATAGTTAAACAAATTCCAGAGGTCTCTTATGCCTCTATGTCTATCCTCCGTCTTTCCGATCATATTTATAACATTACTACCGGAAAGATCTGGATGCTTGTGACCAACACTACCTAACTGAACAAACTTAACATTTGGTAACTTCTCTACCACTTCCTGCCACTTCATAAACGGAAATGTCTTACAGGTCCAGTCACCCTTCTCACCAGCGGTAATCAACCAGTATGGGGGTTCGACTAACGGAGGTGCCGAATACTCTTCTTCAGACATATAGATATCAGGTCGTATCGGTCCTTGCGGAATACGAACTCCCAATACTGTCTCCATAGAGATTCTGTAAGCATTGGCAAAATGGTTGTCAGAACGGTTCGAAGCATTGGTGGCTTTACCCGGACCAATGTAGACCTGAACTGCCAAATCCTTTTCAATTGCTATCTTTACCGCTCTCTGAGTTAAATCAAGTCTCTGCTGATCATTTAGTTTTTCCTTTCCTTTATAAAGAGTATATGGATCAAGTACCTCTATCCAGGAATCTTGACAAATATTTTTGTTATAATCCCAGATGTGCATGGCTGTTGAATTGACTTTGACTTCTACTTCAGGAAATGCTGTTTTGAAATCCCGTACAGCGCAAGTAAACATGAGTATATCACCGATTGCTTGCCTATTGTGAAAAACAATTCGTCTCGGTAATTTGATTTCCTCAACTACACTCTCAGGAGGAGCACTACCCAAATAAGTAGTATCGAGCCCAAACCTATCCTCAATAGCCCTTGTCAACATACTGAGTGGTAGTGTATCTCCTTCTCCATCAGGATAAACTCCGTGCATATGCCCATTCTTATGCAACAAAAGAAACAGTATATCCTCTATCGGATTCTGCTTACACCGCTCCATAAACATTTGGTCATTTTCAAGAGTTACTGTTTCCTGCAACAACTTCCTTCGGATCTCAGATTGCTGATTCTTGATTTTAGTAAATCTACTCATTACAATCCCTCCTTCTTTTTTTAAAAGTTAATTATAATTATGCAGAACTCGAACTACTCGATGAGCTACTGCTACTGCTTCGAGAACTTGAACTCGAAGAACTTGAACTTGAACTGCTACTTGAACTTGACAACGAACTTGATGAAGATGATGAAGATGAACTGGAGCTACTCGAAGACGAAGACGAACTACTCAAGCTTGAACTACTACTCGAGCTGGAACTGCTACTTGAAGATAACGAACTACTGCTACTCGATAAAGAAGAACTCGAAGAAGAAGAAGACTCAAAAAATTCAAGTTCAGATGGTGGACTAAGTAATAGTATGGTAGTTGCAGACACAGGAATACCTATACATTGTTCCCCTGCTCCATTAGCAGGCCTGACTTGAGTCAAACCACCAGCTACAGTAGGGGACAACCAAACAGGATTCTTACTTCCAATAGTCCATGACCAACCAGCATAAGTTACAGTACCTCTCATCTGCAAAGCAATTTCTCCATCAACAGAACCTGCAGTATGGGCAAGGCCCAAAGCTACCTCTCCAACTAAGCCCGTTGCCTTGTACCACTTACCGTTAGTATGACAATAGAGGGCATCCCGAATACTAACCGATTCTCCAAGTGTTATAGGCAAATAGGTGTAAAGTAAAGCATCTACCATTTCTATAAACGAGCTAAAAGGCCCATTCCACCCTACTACAGAAAAGTCGATTGTCGGAAGTCCGTGTATGTTAGCCATTGTTCTACTCCTTGTTTACTGTTAGATCAACCCATGCTGAAGTATAATCAACATTCTCATAAGTTAAATAGTTTCTCAATCTGAATAATATGGTATTGGCAAGAGAACCATTGTCAGCAATATTCATACTTGTAGTATATGTCCAAGTTTCGGCATCAATCCCAGTGCTTACTCTTACCTGCAATCCGTTCACATAAACTTTTATCTCAAACAACCCTTCGTGGGAAGGATTCTCAACAGCATAATCCGGATTTCCAAGACCAAGACCATCCCCTCTAACTCTTGGAGACCAAGTCAAAACACAATTTCCAGTATAAGTAGGAGTTAGGTAGACTCCATTGCAACCGAAGTTTGTTGGGTCATAAGGTCTTCTGGATACCCCAACAAAAGTAACTTCAGTTGCATCAAGCTCAGCAATAGACCCAATAATAGGTCCTGAATATGGAACAAGTTTAAAATAAACAGTATTCCCATATGTAAAATTTTCGTTCACTATAGTAGTATAATTCGTTCCTATAAAGAAAAATTTTGTCCCGGCAGGATGGTTAATCCTATCACTACCCCATCTATTCCTATACACACCAGTTATCTCATATACGTCTCCTGATACTGGGGTAATTGTTCTCCATGTAATTATTTCACCTTCTGTAGTGCTTCCAAGTAGTGAAAGGTTAGTAGGACCAAATAGCTCTACCTCAGTTATCGAAGAAAGTTGTGAAGCATATGATGGAATAGTTACTTGGAATCCTACTGTTTCATCTATCTCAAAAGTGTTATTTGTATAGCCACTCACCAAAGTTCCAACAACAGCAAAAGTCGTTACCTGCTGGACTATTGTGTAAGAATCTCCGGTTAAACTCATAAAAACACCAAACCCATTTTCCAAACCAGTCCTTCTTGCAGCAAGAGGTATTATTTTTATATCGTTACCAGCAATAGTGTAAGGTGCTTCAAAAAGTACGAAATCAGTTAGTGCATTTACTGCACTTCTTTGTAATGTTGGGTTACTACCAACCGGAATATTTGCATAAGTAGCGGCACCTGCCATGTATTCCACATCTTCTACAGCATCAATCCTTATAGTTTCCTTCATAAGATTTTCTTCTGTAACCTTGACGATTCGGAAAACCATGTTGTTTATATTCAAACGTTTACTTGACCACCGAAAATTATCTCCAACCTGATACCGAAATACATTCCTATTAGCAGTAAAGGATAGAGAAGCAAATGGATAAGCAAAGTATTTAATAAAACGATCCGCTGCCCATTGAGCATTTCTGGTGTTAGTGAACATCATAAGCCTTACTGACTTTGTGATATTATGACCAACAATTCTTATATTTGCTGGATCATCAGCTTGTACCATGGCTTCTACTATATCCATACAACCCTCCCTACACTGTTATTTGAACTCCTGACTGCAAACTATTAAGATCCGATTCTGTCCAAGCCAGTTCGGTATCGGGATTTACATCAAGCGGTCTTTGTGTAACTTTATAGTTATCCGTAAGATACCACTCCCCATCATTATTCGTAAGTCCTGTATCCCGTAGATAATCAGTTCCATTGACCTTTATAAGTTGTCTTACATATCTTCTACCAGCATCTGTCTTCCTCATGCAACTATTCTGTGCTGCTGCATATATAGGGGTACCCAATGCTTCCACACTTTCGAGATTGTAAATATCTTTATGCCCAACTGTAGGAGATTCATTATAAGTTTCGTCATCATCTATATCACCACCCTCTGTAATATGTGGATCATCAACATTTTCATAATTAGGAGCAGAAGGATAGGGAGTAAAATCTGTATAATCCCCTGCCGCATTTGGATATATACAATCTATTCTGCAATCACCAAGAAAGTCATTATTGAGATTCGCAGGATCGTCAGAAGCATTTCCATCAAGGAAAAAGAAATCATCAAATGCTCCATAACCAGATTGGTACTGTCCCCCACTTAATCTAATTTTTGCTACCCCTTCTCCAGAATATGCTTGTGTGTCTATTCCACTACCACTAAGAACGGTAACCTCATTAAGTCTAACTTCATAAGATCCAACAGTATCATCTAGTACTACTTTCGCTTCTATATGAAACCACGTACCTGGACTAACATAGTCTTGAGGGGTTTCTTCAAGGAGGGTACTTCCTCTATATATTTTTACTTTACCATCAGATGTAATATTAATCCTGATTTGAGTATCTCGATCAGAGGTCATCATATATACATTCATATTATCACACCCCTGTTGATAATAACAAGCAAAACCAACTACAAAAGTATATATATCTAAACCAGTAACTACATCAACAACATCTCTTTCCACCCACTGATCACCAACAAATAGATATTTAGTTCCAGACCTTCTTACCGGAATATTCTGAACAGTAACCCCTATATAAATAGCACCCCAGACATATCCACCCCAGTAATCCCACTTTTTAAGAACGTCACCACTTGCGTAATGATCAAAACTATCCATAAATACCAAAGCCATTTTCTGCTCCTTCTACGAATAAAATTTTAATTCAATATCTTCAATATACCAAACACATACATATTCTCTTAAAACTTCCCGTATGGCATGGGTGATACGTACTTTTGGCTCTCCATCCCTCAATACCTCTCTCATTGCATGGGTGATACGTGCTTTTGGTTCTCCATCTCTTAAAACTTCCCGTATTGCATGAGTGATACGGGCACTTCCACCATCCCAAGTGGTATGCAATGCCAATTCTGCTATATGTATATAGCTTGAATCTCCATTGTTGGCAGTTATGTCTATTTTATAATACTGATACGAACCATGACTACTAAACTCAAATTCTCTTCCTTCACTTGCTTCCCAGTCAATCGAATCAGTAACAGTTAATAGTGTATCCCAGTCAGTATCATTATTTGAACCCTGAACAGTAAAATTCTTTGGTGCTCTATTCTTATTGGATATTGTATTGGGATGATATATAACAATCCCAAGAAGATCGACTCCGACACCAAGATCTATTTTCCACCAGCCAGTTGTAGCATTACACAACCATGAGCCGTATTCCGACAGGCTGGTATTAAAAACTTCCCACGCAGAACGACCACTGTACTCGGACGATGCCGATACAGTCATTGCTCCATTGGTGTAAGTTGTCCAATTATGGGTGATAATATCTGTCATTAATATAATACCGTTAAAGGCTAAAAGATTAAGCCGATGAACTTGAACTACTACTACTTGAACTCTTACTACTTGACGATGACGAAACTGTAATCTCCACACCAATTTCACCACCAGATATATCAGCATCTTCCCATGCGGCGGAATCGTCTGGATTATCCTCCATAATTCTTGTTTCTGTTATATACGTATCACTTAAAATAATTGCATCGCCAAGATAATCAGACCCCCCCTGAACTGTTAAAAGTTTACATTGTCTTGATCCTGCATCTGTTTTTCTTACGGTTATCTGATCCTTGACTCCATATATAGTGGTACCGGCAGGAGATGGGAGTGCTGGAAGTCCGTATGAATCTTGATCTGCAACACCTGATCCGTCGTTGTAAGTCGTATCACCGTCGGGATAGGTTTCATCAACATTCTGATAATTACTTCCAGCAGACGGAGAAAAATCCGTATGCGTGCCTGCTCCGTCAGGCCTAACTGGATCGACCCTGACATCACCAAGAAAATCATTATTTTTAGTCCCCGAATTATCGCAGATATAAAAATCGTCATAGTAATTCATTACTTCAGATCTTGTGAGACTAATATCAATCCGCCCGACATATGCATTGCTGCCATTTAAGGTATTCAGATTGGCAGCAGTAGAAAGCACTGAGACTCCATCTTTTTTTATTGTTATCTGTCCAACAGTGCCTGAAATGGTAACTTTCACTTCGAGATAAAACCATTGCAACGATGATAAAACTCCAGTATCGGAAGTTGCTAATATCGAATCGGCAGAATCTTCTATTCTGATTGACCTGTCTGCATTTGCATGAAATGTTAAATGTAGCAATCCTCCAGCAAATAAATCATATATTCTAAATAATTGCTTATCATCCGTAGGTGCCTCGTTTGAATTTTGATATATTGCTATGCCAAATATGACTATGGCGGGAGTACCCGAAACTGGAACCGATACGTACCCTGCGCTTTGAAAAGATTCCTGATCTAATCGTAGACATCGGCTTGATCTCCGCCCACTACTAGTTCCAATATCAACTGCATGGCAATTATATCCGATCATTTCCATATCATCAGCGTCGTTATAACTTTCAAACCCATCAAACCATAGCAGTGCCATTTTTATCTCCTTCTATATAGAAACTTTTATCTGAACCCAACCGAGTGATGTAAAATAAGATGAATAAGTATTCCATGAAGCAGCTTCACAAGCCACCTTTGTCGCTCCTGTTCTATACTCAATAGTACCACTTCCAAATCCAACTGCATATTGATCGTACGTTATTTCAACATCTACATTTCCTGTATTCTTTGCTGGTAGTATCCAATATTCTCCAGTGTATATACAAATGGCTTCAGAATCCCCACTACCCATAATTTCTGCTGTACCACTACCATCCGATAGGTTTTCAACGTTTGATTCAACAACTCCTGTATCATGACCCCACGTCCATTCACTTGGAACCATTGAATAACTTGATGAAGAACTACTACTCCTCGAGGAACTGGATACGCTCGAACTTGACAAACTACTGCTTGATGAGCTACTACTCGACGACGACCTGCTCGAACTTGATGAGCTACTACTTGATAAGCTCGAACTTGATGAAGACAAGGAAGATGAAGACAAGGAAGATGAAGACGAAGATATAGAATATTCTCCAAGTACCTCAATAACATCTTGCGTAAGTCTCGCATAAGGAACTCCATGATGTATATACTCAATAACATCTTGCGTAAGTCTCGCATAAGGTAATCCCTGCCTTAATGTTTCAACAACTTCCTGAGTAATCCTTACTTGTGTAAACCATATAAATTTTACATATTGAACTTTTATGTCATTAATAGTTTCGGCATAATCTAAACGGGCAACAGTAGGATCTCCAATAAAATGATCTTCATTAATGACTGGTATATCATCTTTCGATTCCGTCGCTCGCAGTAATTTTATTTTGAATACAGCCATTCATTTTTCTTTTATTTAAAACTTATACAGATATCTTTTTTCTTTTCGCATACTGAATTTTTATTTCGTTTGTAGTACCTAAAAAAGAAGGTCTCTCAAACGTTGGTTCAGTAAGGCAATCCTCTTCAGTTACTACTGGCATATCCTCTACTTCATCTCCGCCACGAAACAATTTTATTTTAAATTTAGAAGTCATAGCTTTTACTCATCTTCCAATTTACTATCACAACCATACGTCATAATACCACCGACGTGGTTCAATATAGTTTCTACATAAGCTAAAGAAGTTTGCTGTCTGTCAAACAACATACTAACACCTCTCGATTCATCTAACAAAGTATCAGCCACACCGGAAAATGTAACCTCATCCATAAACTCCTCTGGCAAATCAGCCATTAAATCATGAGTCATAACATACCAAATCGCGTGGGCAGGATTGTAATCATAAACATCTATTACTTCATTCTCATTAAAACTTTGCTCCGGATATTTACCAATAACAAATCTGACACTGGGAACTCTATTGACACCACCTATAAATACATCATCAAAGAAGGCATAGCAAAGACCTCTATACGGAGGGGTATTTGAAATATTTGCAACCATTTTACTATTTGCCGCCTGATTGTCTGTGCCATAGTAAAAGTACATATTCCCTACTACGGTACTGGGTTCCTGTTCATCTTCAATAGGAATTTCCATACCAAACTTTTCAATATATTCCCCAAGAGGTACTATTTCCAGCCCACTAGCAGGTCTCTGAAGTGCCCCACTCCAAATAAGATCGTCTCCGGAATACACAGCATAAAGATAGTCGACTGGACCTAAAGCAATACCCATAGCAAAAGAAAGGTAGTATTTGTAACCTGTAACATATTCCTCGCCTCCACCTCCTTTTCCGCCTGACTCTTCAGTCACTTCAACTACCCTACTACCAAAATACTGAAAGTAGTTGCCGGATAATTTAGTAATACCAAGTAAATCCGGAATAGGTATCCCTTCATCAGCAGTAGGAATATTAAGTTTGGCAGTTTGGGGTTGACCAGGAGAAGGCATATCTGGAGCCATGGCATCTGCCGCAAGAGACAATCCAAAACCTATAACGAAGCCTATTGCAGCTCCATATGGACCACCCCTTATAAATCCGTAGATTGCTCCAACTACCCCAGACATAAAGTTACTAAAACTCATGTACCGACCTCCATTCTCCACCTTCGGAATTCATTGCTATCATTCATAGTCTCAAATATCAAAGAATCATACCTGTTTGTTATCGAACTGAATAAATAGGTTCTCGATTTTATAGCTTCCTCTAAAATGATTACTTCCCATGTAGGAGTTAATATCGTATAAATGGAAAACGCTTGCCCTGTATGATAATAAGGTAAACATGAAACATACGGGGAAGTACTTCTACAATTTCGTAGGTATGACGACTTTTCTATCCCAAAATGTTCACATATAAAATCTATCATATCGCTCTGATACCCGTAAACTACTCCCGTTGGATAGTCTACAAGAATTCTATACCGTATAATCTGCGGACTCCATTGGACACAAAAATTCGTAAGTTCTCGAACCGTATCAACGTTATCAAATACTAAATTAAAAACAAGCTGATTACCATTCTCAATAATATTTTCTATTGCCTTACACGTCACTTCGGAAGTGTCCCTAACAGTAACAGCCCACGTTATCTGAGGAACATTGGGAATTCTTTTAATATAATCTTTGTCTGCAAGATTCAAGCCATTAGTCAAAACTGAAATACCATTATTTTTATTTTCAACTATAAATTTCAACAACTCTGGTAGTGGTTGCCACACGGTTGGTTCTCCACCACTCAACCGCATTTTTGGAAAATTACTATCTCTAAGCATAACATCCTTACTACTCATAGTCCTGACATCTTTAGAAACATCTTTCATCATAGATACAGCAATTTTACACTTTTCCAAATCCATCTCAAAACTACCCCAACCAGAACGAAGCTTCTTAAAGTAACAATAGTCACACTCGAGATTACACTTGGAAGTTAAGTTTAACATATGCACAATGGTATTTCGGCGTTTCTTGCCATATAAAGCATTCCATACTCCAACATCCTTTTCTATTAAAGTTTCTTTTTCTTGATATTTTAAATACACCCCTCCATTAGAAACAAATAGGTCTTTCTCTACTACATGACGCCTACTATCTAAAGAATGAACAATCACTATTTCTCCATTATTCTAAACGCATTTGTTAATCTTTTTCGATCAAGGACACAATTAATTTTGATGACCCCTGCTTTAGATCTTGACTGCCAAGCATAACCGTCAAAATAAATAGCCGCATGTCCAGAAACACGACCAAACTTATACAGTAGTATATCTCCATTCATAAGATTATTGATACTAACCTCTTCTAATGTAGGGTGAGACCTAAGATGACCAAGAAATCCTTCCTCACGAGTATGTAAACAAAAGTCTCTTGAATATTCAGTAGCGACAAAACCTTCTATAATACCTAATTCTTTTCCTACACAACCAACAAAATGAGCACAATCAACTCCAAAATGCTTGACCCCTGAATGATGCCTGAAAGGGGTGCCCTCCCAACTCTCTAAAATTTCGAGCAATCTATTTTCTCTTTCTTTCGTTCTAAAAAATGGTTTCATACCTTATACCCACAACGATGGATTAGTTCTTGGTATATTAGGAAAACTAAGATTATTATTTAGATTATTAAACTTAGAAATACAAGTTGCCCTCGTTTTATCACAACCTGGATATGCTGTTATTATATCTCCTGCTTCCAGACTAACGATAAAATATCGCAATTTAACAACGTCTTCAATATGATAAGTAAACATTCTTGAATAAATCCCAAAGTCGAAATAACCCAAAGTGAAATAGTCATCAGGATACTCCCCAAACCCAGTAGAAGTCAAGGTCATCCCATCATCACTAACTTCATCTAATTGTATTGTTACTGCATAATTACTCGCAATAAGACGGCATCTACTACTAAACAAAGTGTGTTGGCAACCAGGTCCATACCTATATCTTGGAACTATCTGTTTTAGAAAATGTTCAAAACCAACGCATTTAGCTTGAACATCACTTCCCTGAAACGACATACTTTTTATCTGACCAATAAATACGTTAGTTGTTTCTTCCACCAACATATCCCTA